CTTACAGAACTTATAGATCTCTTCAGCAACCATCACTGCATCAGCAAAGGTTTCTGTCTCACCCATCATCTCGACATACTTCTTCTCTTCTTCAGTAAAAGGAATATCTACGAAGTTACCAATCTTGTAGTGAAGATTGGCACGGTCAGCCAGATTGTAAGTAGAGAGATCTTCATCTTCAAGACCAAAGAAATCATCTTCAGCAAGTTCTTTGTATCCTTGATAGAAACTCTTGGATAGTCCTGGGTATCGACGTTTCATCAGTTTCTCAATACGTGCATCTTCAGTCACGTTGACAAACTGTTTAGGAATACGATCTTCCCATGACCAGTCATTAGGTGTAAACAATGCATGACCAACCTCATGACCCACGAGCATATCGTACACAGTGTTGGATGCCCTCTTCCACATCGGGAGAGTCAGAACTCGACGTTCCACATCAAACTGTGCAGTCTCTACATTGGCGTTCTCCACCACCATGTTCTCAGTGGCAAGGAGTTTAGCGAGTTGGGACTTGATTTCGTAGTTGATCATGGTTGTCTGTCTCGATGTCCTTAGTATAAGGGCAGAGTGGGGGCAGAGTCAGGGCAGAGTGAACAGTTTATATATTGGCACATAAACCAAACCCCCCTTGAATTTCTCCAAGAGGGGTCTTCGGTGATGATTGCTCCTTTTACAAGATTAGTCTTCAGTTAGGACGTGTCTGCAGAACCTCCTTGCGTTGCTATCTATGATGCCACATTCTGAAATGCACTGGAAGTATTCGGAAACTTGGTCGTATTTTTCATCACAACTCGATTTTTCTTCCCACTTCCAAGATGCAAGTTCATTGTGCGAAATCAGATTGTGCATTACCAATCTCCAATTCACATATTATATAGTGGTGTTTGTGTTACTTCACTAACATTTGTGAAAATGAAACAAATATTAATTTAATGTACATGAATCGTACCAGTTTCGGGATGGACATGAGGGATGGCACTATTGTATGGGTGGAACTGACTATGAATAATCCCCCCACCCAGGAGTGCGAAAAAACTTACCAAACCGATAATTTTAATATACTTCGCCATTAGAGTTTCCTTGAGAATCCTTTATGCTTTTCGAACTTGACAACTGAATCAAACTTATCATCCATACCAGTTTTATGACTGATGACAAAGATGTTTGCGTCTTTGATTATATATCTAATAATTTTAAGGAACTCGTCGGTTCCAAAACCATCTAGTGAACTATCAAAGACTTCATCCATAATCAGTAGATTTGTATTGACTGAGTTCTTGACCCTTGCAATTTCTCTCCAAGTGAATAGAAGTGACAGGTCAATTCTCATCTTCTCCCCTTCACTGAAAGATGCATAAGAAAAATCTTCATGAATGGGAGACTCTACTGTTTCGTTGAATTCTTCATCAAGCTTGAAGTTGATGTAAAAGTCCATCATCTGTAGATACTTATTAACTTGTTGATTAATAAGGGGTAGATACTTTTTGATGATCTTTGCTTTTACACCACCGTCTTTAAGGAGACTATAGATGAAATCGTGGTAGGAAATATTATCTTTGTGCTCTACCAGTTCATCGTATGTCTTATCAAGACTACTGTGTAAGGATTCTAACTTCTCATGTTCAGTATTTCTGTTCTCGAGCTGACTGGTAACAGTTTGAATTTCTGATTCCAGTCCGCTGATCTGTCGTTGAAAACCAGAGATCTGTACATTGAAAGAAGAAATGTCATTAAGTGTTTCTGAAATTTTAGAGGATAGAGTTTTAAAATGTGACTCCCTCAATTCTTCGTCTTTAATAGCCGATTGGAGTTTTTCATAACCCTCTCGGAGCTCTTCTGCTTTAGATTGGGAGTCACTAATTCTATTTACTCGAAACGACTCCTCAATATCTTGCTCACAGGTGGGACATACCGTATTTTCTGTGAAAAATTTATGTTCCTTGACAATACTTTGTATACGTTGAGACAGTTTACCTTTGATACTACCAAACTCTCTCAGTCTTTCCTGAGCATTGTCAACAGATTTCAATTCTTTCTGTAAGTATTCCAAGACTTCTTCTTGTTCAAAACTCTGTTTGAAACATCTTTCAATTTCTTGATTCAGAGTTTCGATCTTATCCATCCTTGTCTTGATGTCATCTTTACTCTGACTCTCGATCTTATCGATAAAGTCTTTTTGCATATCAACCTTATCTTTCAAGTTCTCTTTCTTCAGTTCCAGAGTCTTGACCTGTTCACGGATATTACGAATCTTTCCCTTGATCACATCATTCATCGACGAGAAGATCTTGATGTCCAATAGATCTTCTACAACTTCTCTACGTGAAGACACAGGAAGTTGCATAAACGGAACAAAGGTCGAAGAACCAAGAATCACAATCTGTGTGAATGACTTATAGTTCATCTTCAGAACATTCTGTTCCAACCACTTCTGTTGATCAATTGCTGATGCGGACTGATCTAACTCCTCATCGTTACGATAGATCTTGAAGATGTTTGGTTTGATCCCACGCTGAATCTTCCAGTTCACAGAGTTCACGTCAAACTCGATCTCGACAAGACAAGCTTTCTCGTTCGTAGAATTGATCAACTGTCCTTTGTTGATCTTACGAAAAGACTTACCATACAGGACAAACGTCAGTGCATCAAGAATGGTGGACTTACCAGCACCATTCGAACCGATGATCAGAGTGGTGTTCCCTTCGTTTAGATTAACTTCTGTGGGATGATTGCCGGTTGATAAAAAATTCTGCCACTTAATTTTTTTGAAAACTATCATATTCAGAATCAGGAGGGATCACAATATCGTCAGTGGTTATAATAGTGTACCTGTGATCATGCATCTCACAGGTCTTGATCATTATCTCATCTTCTACTTCTAACACATTCATCTCGGGGTAGTCAAGTTCTTCCAGTTGTAAGGCATATCTTTCTGCGTCGTCTTCGTCACAGAAGATATAAAGGACTTGTTCTCCAGACTCATCAACTACAGAGTATGCACCGTCCTTTTCTTTACCAGCAACTGTAATGATAAACATTATACGACCTCACACGCCTCTTGGTATATTTCTTTAATCAGAGACTGAATTACTGTTTTATTTAACTCAGTTTCAGATTCGTCAATATAACGACTGAGGATAGACATCGTGTCTTCTGACTCATCTGCTTCAAACTCTTCGGACTCATCGAGTTGGAAGTTTTCTACAATCTTCAGATCAGCAACACCAGACGTATAGAGTTTGTCGATAAACTTTTCAAACTTCTTTGTGTCTGTCTTCTTTCTTACGATGACCTTAACAATCTTGTTCTCATACTCAGAGGTATTGAATGTCTGATGGTCAGTGTCTTCGTAGAAGATCTTGTAGAACAATCTGTATGGATTGTTTATGGGTCGATGTTCCAAGGACTCAGTATCAAAAATAGTGAAACCTCTGGGACTTTCGACATCATTCCAGAACATTTCATAGGGATTACCAAGATAGAACACGGTCCCATTGTCGGATCGAGCGTGATAATGTCCCGAAAAGACTTTCTCGAACTTATTAAAGGCTCTTGCGTCATGACCGTGCTCCATGATGTGACCAGGGGTCGCGACGAATCCGTTGAGTTCAAGGTGTCCCATTGCGACTGGACACTTTGTCTTTTTGATAATACCGTTGGTTTCTTTTTCATTCTGTTCATTGATCCAAGGAATGAATAGAACGGGGAGATCACCCACAGACACTTCTGTAGGAGAAGAATAAACCTCAACATTATCATACTCTTTCAGGAGAAGATCAACAGCATTGATTTCATTCGTGTTCTTGTAGTATGCATCATGATTACCAACCATGAGATGCATCTTGATACCACGTTCTTTGAGAGGATTGAACACAACTCTCTTCGACCACTTCAATGACTTGAATTCAATACCCTTTCGACTATCAAAAGCATCACCCATGTGAATGACAGTCTTGATACCTTCTTTGTCTATGGTAGGAAAGAAGACATCGTTATAGAACTTTTCAAAGTAATCGTGAAAGAGTTTAGATCCTTTCCTTGCCCCGTAGTGGGTATCACTTATTATCGCTACTTTCATGTGGATGTTGGGGTTTGAACTCACCTTCAGGGAAAGGTTGTGATTTAGTCAGGTCTCTACGTGACTGGTTTTTGATGATGATAAAAGCATCTTTGTTGTACTTACGAGTACCAAGAGGTGACTGCCACTTCTTATTATACTCTTC